AAAAAGATCTTTCAACTATTCAGATAGACTTATTGAGTGAGCCTAAAAATAGAGGTGTTACAGCAAATTGTACTATTCAATTAGCAAAAGGAAATGTTATGCCATATCCAGAACAAGACTATGCTTTGATAATGATTTCTAATATTCCACCTAGGCAAGGAGTGTACAAGTATTTGATGCGTGATTCTTATGTGCAAGATCAAAGAGGATTTTATACTCATATAGATCAATCTGGACATAAGACTGTAAATAATGTAAGAAATATATGCCGGATGAAAAAGATCGATGAAAATTCAAAAAATACATTTGAAATTTGGTCAGGACAAGCAGACATCGTAACACAGTATGGACATTGTGGTTCTCCTTTATTTTTGGATACTCCTCAAGGTTATGCATTTGCTGGTATACATGCCTATGGTGGCATAACAAATGGGGTTGCGTCCTTATTGATCTCAAGAGATATGGTTGAACAACATTTAGATTGGATTCCAAATCCTACAGAAATGTTTCCACAAAGTGATCTTGTCGAATTGCACCCTAAATCGACATTTAGATACTTAGAAGATGGATCAGCAAATGTTTATGGATCAGTTAAAAATGCTTTTGTGAATACAGGTAAAAGTCGAGTATCAAGAACCCCTATAGCAGATGAGTTAGAAAAGCATGGCTATAAACAAAAGTTTTTTGCCCCAAAATTAGGTGGTTGGGAGCCTTTTAATATAGCAGCTCAAGACCTCGTTAAACCAATAACCATGTTTAATGAGGGTATTTTAGCTGAATGCGCTTCAGCTTTTGTGCAAGACATTAAAAAGAGTGGTATAGATTTTTCTATACTCGAAGTATATGATCTAGAGACTGCTGTTAATGGTGCGCCAGGTATAGCTCATGTTAATAAAATACCTAGAAATACTAGTGCAGGTTTCCCTTTTAATAGATCCAAACAACATTTTTTAAAAGCAATACCAGCATTTGATAATTTTCAAGATCCTGTTGAGATAACACCGGATATGATGAAACGAATAGAGGACCTTAATGAAATCTATTCAGCTGGAAATTCTGCAGGTATTGTATTTAACAACTGTTTAAAGGATGAACCGGTTTCAGAATCTAAACTACAGACTGGGAAAGTAAGATTATTTTCAAGTGCACCAATGGATTGGACTGTGCTAATGAGGATGTACTATTTATCTTTTGTTAGATTGGTTCAAAATAATAGATTTATATTCGAATCAGGTCCTGGAACTATCGCACAATCAATTGAATGGAATGAATTGCATGATCATATAACACAATTTGGATGTGATAGAATGATTGCTGGTGATTACAAAGCTTTTGATAAAACTATGAGCCCTGTATTTATGAAATATGCGTTTGAAATCATCATAAGATTATGTTTAGATAGTGGTAATTTTTCCTATGAAGATAGCAAGTATATGAGAG